TCATCAGCTGTGTCAGTTGATGATGCCTCATTTCGCAGAGTGGATCCCACCAGTGCACGACTGGTACACAAAAAATCGCTGGGGTAAGGCCCGTCTAGCACCATGACAAAAGAATCACGCCGCCTCAAGAGGGGATGCCACCGGCTCTCGCGCCTGCGTGGCTTAGTTCATGCGTTCCCCCATCGCATCAGGACAAGACTCCTCCTGTTGATTGGGTTGAAAACAGAACTTAGCACAATCTATGAACACTTCTGACACAGACAGAGCATGAAGCTGCGCTGTCGGTATGTGCCGCTATTCCACCAACCTGCATCAAGCAGAGATCTACCTGGATTAGATGTTGCCTACTTCATAATAATCCGTACTCTTACCTGTTAGTCTGAACCTGTCTGAACACAATAGGAGCTTCGTGGTAGACCGTGTCTATGGCCCCGACGGTCTGAATGAACGGCAACGCATCGCCGCCAACTACCTTGCTCGGGGCACCACCATCCGCGAGACAGCTCGCAAGATCGGTGTCAGTGAGAAATCGATCTACACCTGGCGTCAGCGCACCCCAGTGCAGCAGGCCATCTCACGCATTCAGCAAGACATGCTTTCTGAGACCGGCGGCATGAACATCAGCACGATTCCTGATGCCATCAACGTGCTGGACGCCATCATTAACGACGAAAACGCCCGGGCAGCCGATCGCATCGCAGCGGCCCGGACCCTGATGAGTGGAGCACAGGCTTATCAGGAACGTCGGATCCTCGAGCGTCAGATCCAAGATCTGGAGCGCCAGCTGCTTCGCCTCACGGCGTACAACGACCCCGACGAGATCGAGCCTGCTCCCGAGACCGACGACGTCATTGACATCTGATGGTTTCCGTTTCTGCCCTCCGCAAGCGCGTCGAACGGTTGCAGACAGAATTGGAGCGACGCAAAGCGCGAGCTGCCAATTACGAGTCCGGTATAGCCTCCACGTTGCCCACAGTCGAACACTGGACTGACTTCGCACGTCGCACCTGGATCCGCACAAGTGGGACGGTGGCACCTTTTGACCCGTACCCGTACCAGGAAGAGCTGGTCCGGTCGATCAACGCCAACCCCAACACGCTGGTCAACAAATCACGCCAGACCGGTGTTTCCGAGACCGTCTGCAATTACCTGCTTGACCGCGCGTTGACAGAACGAGGCTTCGCTGCGGTAATCTTCAGCAAGACGCAGCAGGACGCCTCCGAGCTCGGCCGGCGTGTGCGTGCGATGGCGAACAGCCTGCGGGGCGAGACCATTCGCTACCTCACTGATAGCACTACGCAGCTGGCGTTTGAAGGCCGGGGTACGCTGTACTTCCTGCCGGCCTCACCCCGAGCTGCCCGGGGCATCCCGAGCTGCTCCGTTCTGTTCATGGACGAGGCTGCCTATCTTGAGGGCGCTGCAGAGATCTACCGCGGCGCCATGCCCACACTCTCCATGGTGGGTGACGCCGCCAAGGTGATCGTGGTCTCCACGCCCGACACCGAACAAGACTGGTTTGGCCAGCTCTGGCACACCGACGAAGGCAACTGGAACAAAGTCGCCATCCACTACTCGCAGCACCCGATCTACGGTGCCGACCCCGACTGGGCGCGTAAGACTCGTGAGTCTCGCCGCATGACCATGGCGGCATGGAACTCCGAGTACGAGCTTCAGTTTGGGGCCACTGATACCCAGATCTACCCCAATGAGCTGATCAATAAAGCCGCGAGGGGTCACTGGCGTGAGTGTGGATCGATTAACCGTAGTTATGTCATAGGAATTGATCCCAATGCCGGCGGGAACGACTATTTCGTAGCAATGGTGATGGACATAACTTCCACGCCCTACGAGATCGTTGGTATGTATCGAGAGAACGGCAAGAGTACTGATTACAGCTTGAAGCATGTAAGTGAGCTAATAAAGGACTACATGCCTCAGCGTGTAATTGTTGAAAAACAAGCGATGGGTGCTGTTATAGCTGAGGCATTGCAGAACATATTACCTAATTACGCCATTGAGACTTTCAACACGAGCAGGTCGTCCAAAACCGTAGCCACAGATCGAATTCTTTATATTCTCGAGCGGGATGAGTTGATCTTTCCTTCGGGCATTATCGCAGACGAGCTACGAGCATTTCAACAGCAGGAGAACGGTGCCCGGCAAGCTGCTAACGGAGCGCACGACGACACTGTGATGGCGCTGGCGTTTGCTTGCTCTTTAATTCCAGACACTCCAGTTACAGCAAGTTTCTTCGACAACATTTAGAATGTTGCGGGGGATCCGTCTTTAAGTCCCATGGTCGCGTATATTCGTATAACCGAGAGCGTCGGCAGCGGTACGTATCGGTGGAGGCTCAGACCGTAGCCCAGTCTTGAGTCTCTGTATTTAACCAAACCTGAATTGCGTGTTCTCTATAAGGGGACCACCATTTCTGTTGCCTGAACCAATGGCGCCAGTCGTTTTCGCTCCCTTTTGCTTGGTTGCAGCAGGCGCAACAGCACACAAGGTTGCATCTGTCAGTAGACCCACCTCGACTCCGAGGGCGCACATGATCTAGCGTGTCTCCTGGGCGGCCGCAATAAGCACAAAGGGACCCCCAGCTACTGAGGATCCCTTCGCGAAATTGCTGTTTGGCTTGCCGCTTGGTTAGGAGACTCGACCCATCGATTTGATGGTCAACCATTCCTTTTTGGGTGGCTTACTCAGTTTAACTGTCTGAACCGTAGTACAAACCCAGCAGTCAGTTACCAGATACCAATCTACATTACCAGATACAGCTGCGTGTTACCAGATAATCGAGTCAGTTACCAGAGCAATCTGTATCTGGTAACAGTAGCGCTAGGATTAGCACAGCTCCCTTGAGCCCTTCATTCCATGGCCACGCAAACATCAGAAGACTACCGGAATGATGGTGCGTTAATTAACACACTTACAGGTTTAGGCGTAGCTAAGAAAGACAAAACAGTTGCTACAAAAGTACGTTTTAACGCGCTTCTTACTGAAGCTGAACTCGAATCTTTATACACCAGTGGCATCCCACGTCGCTACGTCGATGCCATCGGCGATGAGATCCTGCGTCATGTACCCACAATTGCTTTAGGTGGAGACGCAGCGAGCGACAGTGCTGCCATGCTCACCTCGTTTAATCAATATCTCCAGACAACACAGTTTCACTTTGCGCTTTCTGAGGTCATTAAGCTGCAGCGCCTTTATGGGGGCGCCGGCCTGGTCCTGCTCATTGATGACGGAGAGCAGCCTGCAGACCCGGTCAAGGTCAAGCGCATCCGCGGAGTGCGTGGGTACATCCCCCTTTCGCGGCACGAACTGATCCCCGAGGACTTCTCCATTACGGACTACTCCCGTCCTTCGCACTACCGGATCACCACCAGTCAGCGCATCACGCCAGAGCAGACCAGCGGCTACGTCAATCTTCGCGTGCACAGCTCTCGCGTAGCCCGCTTCGACGGTCTGTATCTGCCATGGAACCTGCGCTCCCGTAACACAGGATGGGGTCAGTCTGTGCTGCAGCTGATCTGGGAGTCATTCAAACGCTATGAGACCGCGATGTCGGGCCTCGAGGCCATGACGTCGGATGCCGATCTGTTCGTGCACAAGATCCCCGGGCTTTTCAACCGTATCGCCTCCGGCAACGAGAGCGATCTGCGTAAGCGTCTGGAGGCCAACAGCCTCAGCCGTAGCGTCTATGGCGGCATGGTGGTGGACACCGAAGAGGAGTTGAACTTCCTCAACCGAGCACTGAGCAATATCGCTACGGCTACGGACCCCTTCGTGAAGGATCTGCAAGCTTCTACGGGTTGGCCGGCCTCCATCCTGATGGGCGACAGCCCCGGCGGTCTGGGTAAGGAAGGCCGCTTTGAGGAGCGCATGTGGGCTTCACTAGTGGAGCAGTGGCAAGAGGTTTACTGCCGCACGCCTATCACAGAGGTCTTCAATTACATCCTGGCTTCGCGCGAAGGACCAACCCGAGGCCGTGTCCCCGAGTCCTGGTCGGTCCAGTTTCCCTCGGTCTTTACGCAGACCGATAAGGAGAAGGCCGAGCTGAAACAGCTCACGGCAGCTTCCGACATTCAGTACCTGCAATACGGTGTGCTCAACGCTCTGGAGGTCCGTGAGTCCCGCTTCGGCGGCACGGGGTTCAGCATCGATACAAAACTCAATGAAGTGATCACCGAGCAGCTCGCCGTGTCTGCGGACGCTCAATTCCAATCGCAGATGGCCGGCTATCAAGCCCAGCAGCAAGCAGCACAGCCACCTGAAGCTGTGGCTGAGCAGCCGGATGAGCAGCCGACAGCCCCCGAGGCTGGGGAGCAAGGCATCTTGCCGCCCAACCGCGGGGACGCGCACTTCGATTCTGCTGAAGGACTCCGCATCCGTATCACCCATCGTGTTGATGACGTCGTCGCGGGCCCTATGGTCGGCCCTGATGGGCAACGCATCGATAGCAGCTCCGCAGCTCCCATTCTGATTATTGGACCTCACCGCACCCGAGCGCGGAAGCTCTACCGAGCGCGCTTCAGCCTTGATAGTGCTATTACGGACGGCCCCTACACCACAGGGTTCAACGCACTCCGCGCTGCAAGGGCTGCGGTGCAGAAACTGTTTCCCGGGCAGAATGTAGTAGGGCTTTCACAGGTGCCCGATACCGAGGCTGACGCTTTCCGGGCTTACAACGAGGGGTACTGATCAATGACACAACCAAACATCACACCCCAGGGCTTTCGCACCGCGGCGTACCTGGAAAGCAAGTCCCGGATGGACTCTGCTCGGAGCCGCACGGGGAAGACTAGACGCCGGGTGACGTGCACCCCACCTAATGTGAAGTGCGGTGGCCGGTGCATTCCTCCTAATTGGGATTGCCGACTGAAGGGTAAAGGCCCGGATTCACATCTGAGGGTAGTTCGTACAGATCCTGTTAGTGGCTTGGCCAACATTGAGCGTGGTGTTAAGCGTATCTTTAAAGGTGTGCGTAAAGGGAGCTTTTCTGAGATCGAAGGTGGTAAGCGTGCCATCGTTCGCGGGGTTGTGAAGGCCACTCCTGGTGACATCCAGCGCAAGAAGAAACTGCAGGCGAATCTTGAACGCCGCGCTGGGGGCATCACAGTTGGCCTCGCAGTTGTTGGCTTTGGTTTATTCAGCCACAACCAGCTGAAGAGGGCACCCTTTTATCGAGATGGAGTGGGCCGCCAGATTGATGACGCGGTAGCGGCTGGGATTAACCGTGTGCTTGATACCACTCCTGGGATCGAAGGTCGGCGGGCTGAGAGGCGTGCTGCTGGCCGAGCTGCTGCTGGTGAGGCAGTGGCTAGAGCAACAGGAGAAGCAGCTAGAGGCCCTGAGGCTATGCGAGGTGCCGTACTTCGTACGCCTACTCAACTAGAACGTCGTGCTACAGAGTACGGAAACGCAAAAGTACTAGAGAATAAGATTAAAGCCTTAGATATTGAAGCTAAAGCGTTAGATATGAATGCCTCTACATGGAGGCAGAAAAACCTAGAAACTTTTTGGGGAGCTACTCGTACTAATGCGGGGGGTGCAGGTGACAGGAGTACCTTTTCCGGGCCCGCTACAAATGAGTATTTATCTCGCCAGTTTGGCTTTAAACTTAAAAAAGGTGATGATGCTACAATTGTACGACGTTCTGTCGCTACTGCGCTAAACCGTGAAGCGCGCAACTTACAAGCGTTAGCACGACAAGAAGGTGTAAATCTTAAAGATGCGAATTCTCGCAATGCTTTTTTAAACAGGGTTGTAGGGCCTAGCACAGCTAACTTCCCTGATGACGTACGAGAACGTGCAGTCAGTAACCTCGACCAAATTATCGGAGATGCTCCCCGAGGAGGCTCGACTGCAGTCAGCCGTAAGCAGCTCGCAGACACGATTTACAGAGATACTCGCGCTGGTTTCGATCAGTATTTTTGGCGAATCGCTGATGAAGTTCGTCAACCTGTAGGTGCTGCTCTTTCAGCTGAGGCACGCAAAGCTGGCTACAGCGATTTGTTGAATAGTGCACGTATTGGACAGTCGCGCTATTTAGCCAAGAGCTTGAACAAGCCTGAAGCAGTTGGAAACAAGATGGGTCAAGGCCTTAGTGATCTGATAGCCAAGGAGTATTACTCCACTAAGGTCGTCAGTAACCCTACGTTCACAGCCACAGATCGAGAGATCCGGCTCGCAGCATCCGAGCTCTCAGGGCGCAGCTTCAGCAATACAGCTCCCGCGGCTGACTATTTGAGGAGCAACGGCTTTGAGCGTTTAACCACTTTGCGGGGCTCTGCATCCCGAGTCCGTGCAAGCACACCTTCACCTGAGCGCCCAGACAGACCCGCGCGGCGACGCCCGAATGCTCAGCGCATCGCTGACTTAATGCGGCAGAAGAACAAGGATGGGACACCTAGGTATGCCACGCGTGAAGCTGCCGAGGCTGCGCTTAAGCGTATGCGGAAGGATGAGCTTCAACAAGCGAGGATTGACGCGTATCTAGCTGTAAGAGAGGACTTGCGGGGAAAGCCCTGTGGAGCTTCGCATATTCCGAAGGCCCATGAGTGTAAAAAAACTGCAAGCGGAACGTCTGCTTCTGAAAGCAAATCTTCTAAGTCCAGCAGCCGTGGTAAGAAGTTAGCGCTTGCGGCAGGAGCTGCGGCTATTGCAGGGGCTGCTGTTGTAGGTGGCAAAGCAACTTTTAAAAATAGGCAGAATATACCTTTGTACAAAAGTACAGCAAAGCATATTAACAACGGTATTCAGAAGATGTCTTCTAAAAAAGTTAGAGATACGATTAGTAAGCTCCCTGAAAAATATCAAGGACCGGCTAATAAACTGCTAGGCAAAGCCAAAGTAGGTTTGGCTGTTGTAGCTGCTGATGCTCAAGGGTTCAATCTGACAAAAGTAGATACGGTTAATAATTTTAGTACGTTTAAAAATCCTCGAACAGGACATGTCATGAGTGTGGGTGCGATTGATGACACACTTGTTACATTTGTCTCTACGCCCAGTGGTAAAGCAGGCTCTTTTGACAAATTCGGTATCGCGTTTCAGACAGATCTAAGTTTTGATCAAAAAGTAGGGCTGAGCAGAGCGCAGGGATTAGGTGTCGCAAAACAAGTTAAATCTATGTTTAAAGCGCAACTCAACGAAATGCCTGAAAATGCAGTTTTATTCAACAACCCATATAAATACGATGGTTTAGGTAACAAGCGTAATGCTATTTACAGAAAGTTTGGGTTTAAAGAATTAAGGGGCGTTCGCGGTGGCAATATGTGGGCTCTTAAAAACCTAGGAAAACTTACTGAAATCCCAGATGAGCAAGCTGACTATGTCGCTAAACTCATTCGAGGTGTTCGCGCTGACACTGCAGATCCGCAGCATACAAAGTTGAAACCTAATGCAACTCTTTGAGCGCTACAACAAAGCCCTCCGCCTCTCTGAGGACGTAACAATTTTGCAGCTCAATCGAATTCTCGACAACAGCTTCAATCGTTTAATCCGTCGTACCCGTATCCAGATTCGCAGTGGTAAGCCAGCTGCTGACCGAAACATGGCTCTCCTGCAAGAGTTCCGCCAACTTGTACCTGCGTTCAACCCACAGCGCACAGATGCCTACGACCGAGTCCTACGTGGGCTGCTTCGCAGTTCTCAACAAAAGGGAATTGGGGTGGCGCGCGACTCGATGCGAGAGCTCACACCTTCACGCCGGCGCATTGGCGTTTCTATTCCTATCGAGGCGACGGTTGCCGCTGCCGCACAGTCAAAGGGCTACCTACGCCGGCACGGCGAAACCTTTGCTGAGACTGCTACTGAGCTTGTTGCTCAGGGTGTAGCGGAAGGTCGCCCCACTGATGTCATTACGAATGATTTGCGCCTCCGCCTTGGTGTGGTCAAATCCCGAGCGGATGTTATTGCACGCACAGAGTCACTTCGTGCTTACAACAACGCCAGCAATCAGTACTACGCAGCTAACGGCATTGATCTAGTGATGTGGTATGCCACTAGCGATGATCGGACCTGTCCTATCTGTAACGCCCGCGCTGGGCGCATTTATAAGCGTGTTAATGCACAAGCTCCTTGCCATCCGAGGTGTCGGTGTTACCTAGCTCCCTGGGATCCCGAGATCGCAGCAATTGATGACACCTACGCCGCATTACCTCGACGCCACCGTGAAGAAGTGTCGAAAGTGGCAACTGTAGGCCCCGCTGATCTCAACAGAGCAGCAGTATTTGAACAGGTAGCCCCGCAACCCTTTGATACGCAGTAGCACAAATTGGCTATTCTGGGAGAAGCACACTCCAGGCCCATTATCATGCCTGCCACCGCCCGCCGCGCTAAGTCAGAAGCCTACGAGAAGGGCATCCGCGAGGGCACGGCGATGGCCAAGCGCTCCCGCGGTAGTAAACCTGCTGAGGAAGAGGAGATGGACATGGGCATGATGCCTGGCCACTCCCGTAAACGACGCAAGCCGGCGGCCGACGGTTACGGCATGAAGAAGCCCATGGATGGCGGCATGTACGGCAAGAAGCCCATGGATGCCGAGTGCGGCTGCGGTAAGAAGAAAGGCCGCAAGTGCGATGGCAGCTGCGGATCTATGCGTAAGCGCAGCGATTCGCTCACTCCGCGGAGTACCTGACCGCTTGTGAGCTGGGTATCCAAGACCGCAGCGCGACCTACACCCGAGCTCGGTTGGACGCTGCTGAAGCCCGCAACGACTTGAAGTGCGGTAAAGGCGCTATTTCTGAGGGTGAGAAGTGCACTAAAGGGCCCGCTATCAAAGTAAAGCCGAAGAAGCCTACAAACAAAGAAATCCGTCAGATGGAGCGTAATTTAATTGCTAAAGCTGCAAGAACAGGTCAACCGCTTAAAACTTCTAAAAAGCAAACAGCTTTGCTGTTGCAAACACGTGGCACACAGACGAGAAGAACCACAAAACAAATTTTAACAAGAGTAAAAAGCAGCGCTCTAAAAACTGCTATTAAAGGAAATAAAAACAGTAAAGACCCACAAAACCAAGCTTTAAGTTCATTAGCTCGCCGCGAACTGTTTAATCGCCGACTGCAAACAGGAGCTCGTGTTCTTGGTGGTGCTTTAGCTGCTGGAGCAGTTGTAGCAAGCTCGCTAGAAACCCGTAAGCGTGACTCCATGTACGCCGCCGGTTTTGCCCCCGAACCCGACGCTCTCGCCATCTGACCATGACTTTGACTCCTGCTTCTTTGCGTCAAGACGCGCCGGGTAAGACTGGCTTCGTCAACAAAGAACTGCACGCAGAAGTCAAAGCCGCCGCCAAGCGCAAATTCAAGATTTACCCGAGTGCGTACGCCAACGCCTGGATGGTGCGCGAGTACAAAAAGCGCGGTGGCAAGTTCCGCAATGACGGCTTGGACAAGTGGTTCAAAGAGAAATGGGTCCGCATGAGCAGCAGCGGCCGGATCCTGGGCCCTTGCGGTGACCGCTCCAAGGGTGAAGGTAAGCCTAAATGCCTACCGGCCGCCAAGGCCATGTCGCTTT